ATCTAATCGTGTGGAAGTGGTCTGCATGATAAAGGTAGCAAACAAGGTATAACCGTCAGGTACTATTATTCCTTCCGGTACTATCCATGTCGGATTTTTCTTTTCATACACGGTCGGTTGTGGTTGTGGTTCCGGGCTTACCCCCCCGCCCGAATTAAAATTTGTGAGAAACTCCAATGCTTTTAAGGCTTCCTCTCTATTGGAATAAACAGAGCCGTTTATTTTGACTTCGTCAAGTTTACCGAAATAAGTTTCCACTCCTCTTGAAAAAGGAATGATGCAAACTATTTTTTTGTCTGTTATTTTTACTCCGAAAGGAAATAAAAACTCCTCACCATTTATTTCAACGCCTTTGTCGTTTATTTTTGAGATGGATATTAATGTTGCCATGATAATTATTTTGTTTGCTATTAAAAAAAATTATTAACTTTGTATCATTGAAAACTGCCTATCGGGTAGATTTCTTATTGCGAGCCACCTATCGGGTGGATCACTCATTGCAAGCCACCTATTGGGTGGCTTTCTTATTTACTGATGCTATAAACTACATCTTTATCTTCCTTTTGAGTTATACAAGCCACCAGCTTCACTTCTGCGCCATATATATAGCGCGGAGTTTTGAACCAATACGCAGGGAATTTTCTTTCCGCCGCTGCAACTTTATCATACAGCGGATTGTCATATCTCAATCGCATGACTAATGGCATGCGAAGCACTTTTTCTCCTTGTCCCGTAGTCATGTTAATACTGCGTTTTTTTCGGCTTCGCGAACCGGAAAGAAATAATAAAGCATTGCCTCCAATTGCCTCAAAGTAGGCATAACGCCCGACGATTTCTTTAAATGTTAAACCATTTCCTTTCTTAGCAGCTTTGAAAGAAAGTCTATCACAAACAGTTGATTTATCTGATAGTGATTCTTCGAGTCGAAAATCAAGTTTGCTAACTCGATTATTATAGTGCGCATCTTCTTTGCTTAAAGCTTCTGATAATACAGCTTTTTTAGAAGAAGTAGTCGCGTTGTCTTCTCCGCCAAAAGAACAGCCGGTAAACTTAACTCTTGCAAGTTCCAAAGTAGGATTAAGCGTTTTTTCTTCGGCTGTAAATTCACGAGATAATGAGTATTCCAAGAAACTTTCATCATTAGTACCGGCAGAAGCACCACCACCGCTTAAGATATTTCTTCTTCTTGGTATGACTTTTAGTTCCGGGAAAGAAAGATTATTTCTCATTGGATTACTCACAATTGGAAGTAGATCTTCCCCATTCCAATCATACTTCAAATTATTTGACCGGTTAATGTAGAATCTATCTGACTGCGGATTTCCGGTACCATTATCGTAATTGTCTCGATCCGGGTAGTCGCCAACATCCTTCCAATTTCCATAATATGTAACAGTTCCGATTCCGCCGCCACTCGAAACCCTCAAAGCAAACATGGGACGGATATCTAAATTAAAATTTGCGTTTTTTATAAAAACAACATCACCCGTACCTCCGCTAATTGATTGTCCTTGAATCGTCCCCGAATCTACTATATCGGCAAATGGAAGCATATAAGGCTTTAGGGCATTGTCTGCTTGAAGTGACAAAACAATACTTCTTATATCCTCATTTCCTTTACTGTCATATTGCCAAGTGGTATAACCCGCCTGACCATTAACATATCGGCTAATCGTAGAACTGTGATAAGATGTGCTGGTATTAAACGAATCATCATCGTTTAATATGGTAGGGCCTATTAGTATTTGCGTGCGGAACGCACTTCGAGGAATAATAAGAATGCCATCAAATAAAGAACCGGCTATAACTCGCTTAATGATTGGTTTTCCGCCAAAATAAGTAGTTCCTCCTAAATACCACGCTTCAACATCAAGATTGGCTCGCAATTCAGCCATAGAACCGGCTCGCAATGTCTCGATGGCTTGGTCTTGGAGAGCTGTAATTAATGCATTAATATCAATATCAGCTTGAGCGAAAGTATCAATTGCATCAAGGATTGATCCTCCAACTCTTTTTCCGGTATTTTTTGCGCGCCCAGTTTCATTGATTATTTCTATTGCCTGGTTTCTCAGCTCTATAATTGATTTTATTGACATGATAATTCGTTTTTATTTCAAAAATAGATAGAGTTTATTTTCCACAAAAAGACAATTAATTATTTTTTGTCAGTATTGTAGAGATTGTTTCCATGTAATACCGTCCGGTCTGATCAAGCATTTCTCGAAGCAGTTTATTTTTTGAATACCAGTATTTTCCGGACAGCCAAGGTTTAGCCTTACGAGATGATTCAACGTTACCGGAGTTCCCTCTTTTGAATTCTTTCCCTACTCCTCGAGCTACATAGTGTCCGTAATAAAGGAAAAAGTGATTTATTTTAGCCGTATCTCCTCCTGATTGACGAATGACTTCCATACGAAGGCTTTGTTTAAGCTGCCCGGTATCATCAATGCCTAGCTTCGTCATTTTCTCCTCCCAAATGGTTATCATCATCTGAGCCCAATCATCTACATAGCGTTCGAAATCAGAACCAATCATCAGTATTGTAGCATAAATCAACCGGAATATCGATCGTGATCATAAAATAAAGACCTGTACATCCGGAGATAAAATAACCCGGAACTTCATAATAAGGAATACGCTCAACCTTTAAATAGGTCATGCTATTTTCCAAAAAACGGCGATCATCTATCAACTTTTTTGTTATTTGCCGATAGATTTCCCTACACTCGTTCAAAGCTTCATGTTGAGCTGTCATATTGTTTAGTGGAAATTTCTTCAGTAGAAAAACAGTGTATTGCCTACGTTCAAAATACCCCCCTCCCGGCGATTGGATGATAGCTCCGTCTTCAGTGTCATCGACACAGAAGTAAGCGTTTTCCTTTTTGAAGTTAGCTATCACTTCTTCCATATTGGAAAGCCCGGTCACCCTGCAAAACTTATATCTCCCGGAAGAAGTAATTTTATTTGTATTACATAAATTTTCAAAGTACTCGTATGCATCAAATGGTTTATTCATGATCACTTTATTTTCTTCATTCGTTTTTCCATTTCTTTATATTCGCGAGCTTTAGCATTTAATTCTGCAAGTGCCGTCCATGTTTCTATATTATATATTTGTTGTGTTTTAGTCACATCTCCTCCAGTAAGCGAGCGAATCATCACATTCATTTGTTCTCTCATATTCGGCGCACTGGGGGCTTCGTCTGTCATGCTTTCGACTTTTTCAAAGAAGAATGGATAATTAGACTGCAGCACCGATTTAAGTCCGTAGAACCAAAGGAAAACAGTATTCCGGATGTGGAAAGGAAGTTTAGCAAAAACTTTCGATCGCGCGATAGCTTCATTATCATTAAAGCTATTATTATTGGTATAGAATGCAGCGATTAGGCAGTTCAAATACTTTTCTTCTTTTGTGAAAATATATGCTTGATAATAATTTTCCAAGGCTAAATATTGAATAAAAGGCACACCCTGAAGACGTGAATTTACATGCGAATATTTCTTTAATTGAGGTATTGGAGTCACTTCTGTAACTTCGGAAGTAATCCAAGTGAATTTCCGACTAAAGGAAGATGCTTCTTCTTTGGTTAAGGCAAATTCTTTTTTTTTGTATCGGCAGAAAAACATGTCATCAGTTTGTCTTAACACTTTTATCCCGGTTAGGCGAATAAAAGCATAAGCTTGTATTTCGTGAGCAGGAAAAGTACCATTAGTAAGTAGCCAACTAATATATATCAGTTGTTTACTTGAGAGTTCTTTCCACGACTTAGGCGATGTAATATTTAGTTCCATAGCTTAACCGAAGAAAAATGTAGGATCCTTTTTTTTATTTTCATATTTTGGCGAAGTTTTTATCTTATATTCGACCGAATTGATATAAGTTGTGAATGTATCTTTCCGCTGTTCCATATAATTGAGCATTGTTTCCACGATCGGATAATAATCAAGCTTTTGCATCATTAATCCGGCAACGGTTTGCACCCATCGCAATACCTTTTTATCATCTGCAGTAAGGTTTCCTTCTTTTCGTTTTCGGATTAATTCTCCAAAATAATCGAATGAAATAAAACGGCTAATAGCATCATGGGTAGAAAGAATAATCGAGCGAGCTTCCAACCAATCGAAATAAGTAGCAGTCTTATTTCCCGAATATATGCAAAGCTCTTTGGTAGTCATAAAAATTAAATCCGAGTACCAATCAGCTACATCTTCGCATTCAAACCAATCTTCACGATAAGCTTTTGAAATCGCTTGGATAAGTACCCAATCTAAAGCATACGTAAGATGTTTTTTTTGCGAATGCAGAAGTCTATCAACACGCTCTTTGCTTGCCGGAGCTTGACTAGAATTGCTCACCACTGCAAATCCGTTAGTCGTTTGAATAAGATCTGATTCGGGAATAGCCATTAAATAAGCATAATGGCAGACAGCTAGACGAGCTTTAGTAAGAATAACACGGTCTTCAGGGAGAGTTACCACTTTATTGTATAAAGTTTCTCCGAGTACTTCTTCCTTCATCCAATGTTCAGCCTGTAAGATATAAGGTTCTAATTCGTCTAAGTCGGAACCTACAGCAGTAGGTATATAATTTCCGAATTCTTTTATTTCAACTAAAAAATCGCTCATAATTATTCTCCTTCCCCTCTTAAAGTATTTTCTTCGGCATCTTTACCTTTATCCAAAGTGGTTAATGTAATCACCGGTATATCATAAATCAAATTATCCCAACCGTTATATTCTTTTACTACGAATAGCGATTCAAGAAGCAAATCTTGATAGGATTTCTCAAGCGATTGTTTCATCGTGAAAAGTTCACGTTGTACAGAGCCACTAAATCCGCCATCTTTTCCCGGAGTAGCTCCAATCAGCGACGGATGTACATTGTCAGCATAAGAAATAATCTTCATCGCTTCTCCGACATCTTCCAACCAATCGCCACCCTCTTTAGCGTTATCAATGATATTAACACGTACCATTTTAACCTCGCGTCCTTGCGGATCCATATAGAATCCTGAAATCCACAACTTGCCGGAGTTTTCTATACCTGTTAGGAATTCCTTTATATTTTCTTTTTCTTTTTTTATTCGTTCTTGTTTTTTCTCGGGCTCGGTTATTCTTTCTTCCCTGCAAAGATTCTCCCAATAATCACGATGAATTTCAACGTGGTATTTGATACTTGCGTGATTCTTAAACTTTGCTTTTTTGCCTTTAGGAATAAGTCGCTTCAGGTCATACCAACCCGATAGGAAGACAGACCAATAGTAAGCGAAAGGATAATACTTTGATCCCGGAATAGGAAAAGAATTGACGATTGCAAATTTTCTATCTTTTGTACGTTCAAAAGCAAGCCCATCCGGGCCCGGCTTCTTGCCCATCAAGTACTCAAGCTCCCCAAGTGGATCGTTCATATCCAATATAGGAATTATTTCGATTGCCTTTTCATCCGGATTATCCGCCCAATTAGCACTATAGAGATGTTCTATTTTTCCTGTTTTTGGATGACAGGTTTCAAACCTGCAGTAAATAACGTCTTTATGGCGAAGTTTAACAATTTTCTTTCCATCACGAGAGAGGATAACCACAGCCACAGAGAAAAAGAAGTGCTTCATGTCCGTTATCTGCTCAAGCATATAACGAGGCATGCGATTGTACTTAAAGAAATCGACTTGCTCTTTGTCTGTAATTTTCTTCCCGGCATCATCTCTAAGACGTAATCCCGAGCCGTAACAGGTAAGCGTATTAAACAGCTTATTTTGGCTCATCACCTCATCCTTGCGGATTTTCCTTAAGATTTTTGTTGGCAGATCGTTATCAGCCCCCCAAGGCACATACCCTCGATACTTTTTTCCTTTGTCTCCGGGCAGAGGAACAGGCGCAGCCGAAGTATCATCAAAGACTTGAGCTCCTTCGTCTATCTCGTTAATAAGTGCTGAAACGGAGCTGCTAATATACATCTCAGACACTCCGTGTCCATAATCAATAATATCTTCGTTCATATATGTACCTCCAAATCGTTTATTTCAAAAATCGTTATTGCTTTCACTTTTCTAAATTGTCCGCTGTCTAAAAACTTAAAATTGAATGTATTGCCATCGTGAAAACTCGAAGTACAAATCACGTTATTAGCAACGACGATACTTCCGTCTTTCTTCCAAAATTTTAAGGAAACAGCTTCGCCCGAATTGAGCATCATTCGCATTGTGTTTATATGTATAGATTGCTTCATAGTCTTAATTAAATGTAGAATCAAAGGTGTAGTCAAATATCCGCTCATCTCTCTCGGGTTCGAACTCGCTATGATTTGTTTTTGACAATCTGTATTTAAATTCAAATGCCGGCAGCTCGTCAAAAGCATTTGTCCGGACTGCTTTTACTTCCGTAATAACAAGTCCTTTTTTTGTTCCATCTAATTCCAAAATAGAAACATCCTTACTTAAGAATATGTCTTCTATCCAACGAGCCATACTCTCAGGAAGAATCCCGGTATTAGCTGTATATTCTTTAGTAAGTTTATTTTTGAATTTTCTGTATATCCCTGAGAATGTCCCGAATTCGGTTTCGTATTTATTTTCACGACTACGAAGTCCTGAAGGAATAAATGTTTCATTTATTCCGAAAGAATTAACAAAGAGGAGCTGAGCGTATTCTTCCGGAAGAGTTGGCAATACGTAATAAGTCATCATGCGAGTACCTGAGCTAACAATAAGTGTAAGTATCAGCTCCGGATTATCGAATAATTTACTTGGAGATATTTCGATTGTTGAAATTCCTAAAGCAGAAGGGAAAGCGATTGTCTTCGTACTACTTGATCCGTCCATATAGTTAGCCAAAACAGTACACTCGCTCGCTTCGGTTGCATATATAGATAGAAATTCCGTCCCGGAAGCATATATATATTTTTCGCCATCAAGGAGAGTAAGAAAATTCCCGGAAAGAAACTCCGATATATCTCCCATTATCTCAGTCATGCAATATAGAACTTTGAAACCAACGAGGGAAGTTTCTCCGGATTCGGACTCGGAAAGCGTTATTGTAAAATTTCGTTCAAGAGAATCTTCCTGTAAGTAAGGAAATACCAAATCGCCCAAATCACGAAGAATTATATAGCCGTCAACGTCCGGCGTATATATTTCCTCCAAAAAAGTAAATTCGTCATATTTGTATATGGCAGTTACGTTCTGAGTAGTTTGGATGATTATATCCTTTACTCCGGAAGAAAAAGAGAAACTATCGGGCTGCTGCAGTATATTCATTTCTCCCAAAGTTTAAGACCGATAGAAACAAACGGCTCATCATGGCGAAAGTCGTAGCCGGCTCCGATATAGACTTGCTTAAATCCAAACTGAAAGGACGGATTAAGCCGCGTATCGATATGCCCCGAAAGTGTGTATTTAGGTTTCCTAAAAACAGTCTGGGTGTAGGACGGAATTTTTATATCATAATCAATTCTCCGACCCATGATTGAATTTTGCCCGATGGTATCTGTTATTGTGAAGTCAAATAAATCCTGAACCGAATAAAAGTCCTGAAAAACGGACGGAGTATAATAATCATTAACCACTTTTGCGGTATCGATAACCGGCGGAAGCGTGGGAACAAGCACTTCAAGACAAACAATACTATCCCTGTAAAGCGTATCAGTCAGATAAAGAGTATCGACCGTTAGGTAGGAATCTTCATAAAGCGGTTCAAAGCATTTCTTTTTCGGAGCTATGCCATAACCAAGGCAAAACCCGATACTAAGTATAATCAAACCTATAAACCAATCGCGAGAACTATCTTTCATATTCTTTTTTTATACAAATATGAATAGATATCGGAAGTATGAAAAAGACAAAGCCCGCCGTGATGGGCGGGCTTTAGTCATTGGGTTTTGACTAGATTATTCTTCGATTAAATTTTGAGATTCCGACTCTGTCAGTTTCCAGACGGGTTTCCCGTCCTCATTAAAATCGATGGAATAACCATTAACGGCGAGGAAAGCAGAAACTTCATCGGAAGAGAACTCCCCCATTCCGGAAAGGTCAAAGGCGATATCTTCGGAGCTTTTATATATAACTATGTCCGCGTCTTTACTATGGGGGGGGTATTCTCCCGCAAATCGTTTCAAAACGATTATTTTCCAATTATCATGCATGCTCATTTCTTTCTACTTTTATAGCGTTCAACTGTAGTAATCGTTGTTTGAGAATATCCACACAAGTAAGAATATCTTTTATTTCCTTATCTACATTCTGAAGATTATCCCAATGCCTGAGCAGAAACGATTGAACGGAATTTAAGGTGTCAATATCTGCTTGCACTTGAGTTCCGTCGAGCGCGGTCGGAACCAACCACCATTTTAATAAATCTAACATTTCTTCGGAAAAAGGAATCCCGGCTACTTCAATCACTTTCATTCTTCGCCTCCTTTCTTGTCATTAGTCAGTGAAACACAAGGACACATTCTGCCGGTTGTAGCTTCATTGTACTCATCCGAATCGGGCGAGATGGGAATCAGATTAAATGTTTTTCTGCGTTTTCGAAACAAGGCTTTATCTTTTTCCTTTATGGATTTCAAATAGGATTTGACCAGGTCAAAATACTTAGGCGCCAAATTTTTATTAATCCTAAAATACAAATCGTATTCCGGACAATATAAAATTTCAAAAGCATCTTTTACACTTTCTTTCTTTTCTTCTTTCTTTTCTTCTTTTTTTACTTCTTTTTTTACTTTCTCTTCCGAGTCTATAAATTCAGTTACGACATCCCTAAAGGCAATCAAATCATCCATTGTTAAATGATTAATTACAACGTCTCCGCTTATGATACCATAGATATATCCTACTACTGCTAAATCTTCGATTGAATTGCAGGTATCATAAGAAAATGCTTTCTGTACTAAGAATCCACGTGTTCCCATAATATACCTCCTTTCACTTCAAAAGATTGATTATACACTTTTCCTCTGTAAAGATAAGAAATTCTGTACTCTTCGCGGTTTGAATCCCTGTAACCTTTTGCGCCTAAGAACTTGGCAGTTCTCGGAAGTTTGGACAAGATTTGTCCGAATGGATTTTTTTTCATTTGATAAACTGTTTTCGCTTTTTAGTACAGAAAAACGGCTGTACATTTCCCGTTCGCGAAAACAATTTATCCCGTGCAAGCACAAAAAATAAAAAAGGAAATAATACAGCCGCTATGAAATTACAAGGGAATAAAAAAAGCCCTTGTTAAATGGGCAACCTTCGTTGCACAGTAATAAATTATTTTCGCACTGCAAAGATGAAAATAATATTTTAATCCTGCAAAAAATAAAGGCTATATTTTAAAATATAACCCTTGTTTTTGAAAATATTCCTAGTATTTTTAGAAAAATAAAGGGAATAATTAGTCAAAAATTTAATTCTGAATTGAAGTCAATTTTCCATTTTTAAAATAATAATATATATTTCCTCCGTATTTATATTCATATACCCACGTCTCTCTTTTTCCATATTTATCAGAATATTTATCTTTATGGTCAGGAACACCTAAAGATAATTCACATTCTGTTTTTGTCATTCCGAGTTTAACTTTTCCATTTTGAATTAAAGCCCAAGTAGAAGGCGTTATTTTTGGATATTTTAATTTAGGGTCTTTTAAAGAAAAAGCATAATCAAAATCCATATAAACTATTTGTTTATAATCGGGGCTACTGTAAGATCTATTTGTATTAGTTTCCGACAATTTTATATTTACAAAGTATTCTTTTTCATTTTGAGCCTTAAACACAAATTTGTAATATCCATCCGTTCCTCCAACTCCAATATTCAGAATTGTGACGGGAACAAATTTTTGAGTATCATCCACAATAAGCGTATCATCCGATCTCCAATAGTCTGTTAATATATATAATTTTTGCCCAATAAATAACTCTCTTGCTTTATCAATATCATTCAAAAATATAAGCCGTGGTACTCTTGTTTTTTCAGAACAAAAATCAGACGGAGCTCCTTTATATTGATAAATGTACATTTCATCATTATTATCTGTAAAAAGAATATTTTTTCCATAAAAAATACTTCCATAAGTAAGAGTATCTACTCTGTCCTCGATGGAATAAAAATAAAATATTTTTCCTATAATATCTTTATTTCTTAATTTCTCAGATTCATTAAATTTATAAAATTGGGACTCATTATATAATTCCGAATCTTTAATTTTGCTTGTAAACTTAAAAGTATTATTCCATTCACACACAGGGATAAAAGGGAAATTTTCAATTATAATTTTTTGCTCTTCGGTAATATTCAATTTTTGATTACTCACATCTGAATTAGTTTCTATGTAATATTCATTTTGAGAAAAAACAGAAAACGAAGACAGAATAAATAATAATAACAGATTTTTTTTCATATCCATAAAAATTAAAATTAGTAATTAGGTGCAAAGATACGTTTAAAAATGAAAGTCCCGACCTTTTTACGGATCGGGACTTAGGTACGAATGTTTTGTCAAACAACAAATTCTTTCATTGATTGTCAGAATTTAACTGTACCTAACTGTTCTGCCATTATATGAATTCCTTTTTCAATTTTTTCTTTTTGAGTTGGAGAAGCGAAAGCTAATCCTTGTTTATACTTTCTCAATAAGGAAGAATTTACATGCAAATATTTTGCTAATTCTGACACATTAAATACTGGGTAAGCTTGGAAAAACCCAGAGAAATCATATTTATAATTAAATTCTATTTTTCCTTCATTTAAGGCTTCAGGTATTGAAATATTTTCTTCTTGATAATACTCCAATAATGATTCTAAACATGATTCTAACTCTTCTTTCGCTTCTTTCTCTGTCAATCCATACCCAAATAAAGATATTCCTTCTAATTCAGGGGCATAAATTCCATAACCCCCGTCATCTGCTCTCTCGATAATTGCGGTTACCTTTTTTCTCATGTTGTTTAGCTTTCTTGTTTATTCTTATTGTTTATTGCTTTCAAATAAGAGCGAAATGCATAAAATTAATTATAGTTCTTTATTTCAAACAAGTGACAATTAAAATCGTTGAACACCAGGGGTATTAATTTCTACAACACTTCGCTCTTTTTAAACCATCCCTAGTCATGTATCATGTTAAATACTGTTTGCTAATCCATCTAAAAGACGGGGCATTATTTCAGCCCCGCATCTTTTAGAATTTTACTGAGAGTTCCTTTCGGAACTTCCTTACTCGGATGACGTCCAACGGTTATTGTGTTTTGAAAATCAGGATGAGAATACCTCGTATGCTTCGAACCTTCTTTTCTTTCCCAACCGTTAGCCTCGAGTAATTTATAAAGCTCTGTAAACTTCATAGGCAACCAGTTTAAAAATTTAACATTAAATCAATGATCTCTTTTGTCGTTTGACTCTACAAAGGTAACATATTTGTTCCAAACGACAAAATAAAACAGTAGAAAAATTACAACTAATTTAATTTTTAACATTTAGAAAATAAAAAAGCCCGATAATTATCGGACTCTCAGCGTTTCTTTGCTACTTTCTATTGCTCTATACAAAGAAAGTGTCTTAAATAGCTTTGTTTTAATCCATTACTACGCCAAAACATTAATAAAAGTTAAAGTTTTTTCTATTCTTCCGCCATTAGAAAAGTTAGTTCGTTTAAAATCAATCTGTTTAATAGTGGAAAATCAAAGATTTTTCCACTATTGACACGGTTCACCCCGCCGCGCCCTGAACGCCCTTTCGTAATTACGAAAGAGAAAAGCCCCTTATATGATTGAGCGCATGGTAATTGTGCCATTGCGTGCGAGAATAAAAAAAAAAGAGGTAATCACTTACCTCTTTTATCGCACGTCAATACCTTATAGCCTATCCGAATGAACTCACAACGAAGCCTACCGAAGCCAAGCGGGGAAACTTATTCATACCAATGAATAGTGTGTCCCAAGCGTCCGTACCATCTGTGCGGTATTCGAGTAAGTCTTCGTCCGTCTCTGCGAGCTTCTCTCCGGACTTATCCTTTTTGAATCCATCGGGACCGTTCCGAGTCCCGGCTTGCTCCATGGCGAGGAGAAGCTCCTCATTATTTTCTTTATTAATTAGTGGGTATAATCCTGATTGACCTTTGAATGCCTGTGATATAAGTAACCATTTTTCGTGGTGTTTCATGGGATTACCGATGTAAACAGGGTCGATTTGCCAACCTTGTTTCTCAAACTCATCACATACAACCGTCATAAAGTCTTCATCATTGACAGCATAGTTATTACCAAGCGCAGTTGTATCATAGTAATAGACAACTGTTTTATTCCTTTGATGACGATAGTACTTGCAAAAGTCCTGAACGCACTCCCGGAGCTTACGATCATACTTAACAAAGAATGACTTAAGAGTCTTCATGGAGCGGTCATGTTGTTGTCCTGCCACAATCCAGTTGATATTTGAATTATAGTCCATGGCAATACAAATAGGCTGATCCCTATCGAGGTCAGCATCTTGAAGACAGGATTCGTCTTGCGCCTTATCAAACATATATTCAAGGCTATCAAGGTAGGAATTATCGTAAGCCGTATAATAATGTAATGATTCGCGCATATTGTTGTAGAAGCCGTCCTTTAAGATTCCGACCTTCTTACATAATATTGATGTTTGGAATGTTAAAGGCGTAAGGTCTCGTTTCATCTGCTTGATGTAGTTCTCTCCGAGAACCAAGAGATTTTCTATTGAAGAAAATTCTTTGTAATATACAGCGACAGACCTTAACTCTGCTACGTCCTTGTAAAGCTTCCTAAGTCGAGATTTAAGATAAGCTGGAGGATTATCCCCTTTTACAAGATAACCGCGTATTTTGTCTTTAATACGCCAAATCTCAAATATTATTCCTTGTATAGTAGTAATTAGTTCAGGGGCGCATTCTTTTTCATACCGGAGAAACCAAGAACCTTTCTTTGTTGTTGGCATGTCGGAGATAGCCATCATCGAGTGATGATAAGACCGGTCTCCGAAATGTCCTTTGAAACCTCCGTTAGCGGGGAAAGTTTCATCACGAAGTTTTTCGAAGTTTAAAAATTTCGCTTCGTCTAAGAGTAATGAATCAAGTGTTAAGGAATTGGAAGTTCCCGGACGGTCTTGCGATATCAGATAATAAATAGATCCGTTGTAGAAAGAAAGAACATGTTCCCATTCAGCCGGCTCGATAAAAGGTTTTGCGAAACCTGAAGCTTTAGGAGGTTTCTTACCTATGTAATAGTGCAGGTCTCGTTTATATCCCCATGATTCAAGTGCTGTAAGCGTTCCGGGAAGTGTATTAGTTAGTCCTCGTTTATAGGAAGAAACCACAATCCCTCCGGAGCTTCGAGGCATACGTTGAGCATTGCGCAAAACAAAAGGCGCTGCAAGTCCATGTGTTTTGCCTAACCGCCTGCCTCCCACGATGATGTTTGTTTTAGCACCGGTAAACATCACCTCTTGCTGAGGTGGGTTGAAGTATACTTGTTTTAACTGCCCTTTCTGTCTAGCCATTTGTTGGAGTTATTTCGGGTGCGAACAAATCATCTTCGTTAAAGTCCACTTCTTCATAAGAGATATATTCGCCTTCCGCTTCAGTAAAATATTTCTCTTTCATCTTGCGGATTTTCTCTTGTATATTAGGAATAGGCTTTATTCCGATAACGGTCGGATCGGATGTAGGCTCAAAAGGTTGCGGAATGAGCTCTTCCCAAGGAATTTTGAAAGCATCTTCTTTGTCTAGCTTATTATACTTAGCATATTTATCAGCTGCAGCAACCATATTTTTTTCGTTCCTTTTCTTTTCAGCTAAGTCATAAGCGGCTTGAATCATGGAGTTAAACTTAAACCTATGGAAAGCTTTTGAGGTTTCCGTCATATCTCCAAGAAGTAATTTTAAAACGGCAATATCATCATAAGCCGCTGACTTATTTACTCCGAATTTCATAAGATGATCACGGATTTCAGCATCTTTTTTCCGTGGGTATTCAAGCCAAAGCGTATAAGCAGAACGAAGTCTAATTATACGCTCGACTATCTTATCGGGAAGACCGAGTTCTAATAGCTTTGGTTTGTCATCAAAGAGATGAGTTCGGCAAACCTCAAGTGTGTTGTGTTGTGCCATTATTCGGAGTGTGCTTGGTCGATTATATATTTGGCAATATTTTCAAGTGCAACCGGTGATCCTGTTTTTGCGAGCTGAACTTCTTGTTTTCTTATTTCGAGAATTGTTTCGGCTTTGCCAAGATGGTAAGCCTTAGAGACTTCGGAGGATTTATCGGCTATCACTTCTCGAAGTTCATCTTCATCTATTCCTACGAGTACCGCCATCTCCGGAATAGGCATAAGATAAGAAGCTAATTCTTTAATTCTTTCAATCATAGTTTGATTCCGACTTCAATCATATTATAAATTTCATCTAAAAATTGATGGTAACATTCCGGATCTGTCGTAATAATTGTTGATTCACGTCTATTTCCTCTAGTCTGATTCTGACTAGTGCAGATTGACACCAACGGATCGCCACCAAAGAGAATAACTTTACCATGGTTAGAAGTAAGTATTACTTCATCAAATACATTCTTAGCAAAATAAAGCAGTTTATTGACTTTTAATGCTGCTTTATTATCAAGGAGAAGAATTACCTTACCTATTTGCATATTTTGTCTAAAACGCCAAATTTTACGGATAAATTCCTCACTAACGGAGAAAGAAGTAATATAAAGAACTTCACATTTCCCGGACAGCTGCTCAAGTATGATTTGAATACTATCGAATAGCTGAAATTTATCTGTATAAAAAGCCTGTAAAGGATTTTCTCTTACAGGCTTTATACGTTTTACGGCTTCACTATGCACTTAAGCCTAATTCTTTTAATTCGTTAAGGTATTCATCGGATACTCCGGCGTTCGCTCGGATAAGAAGAGATAATCTCTCTTGCATTTTTGCGAGCAAAGCATCATATTTTGTTTTATCTTCCAACTCTCTTAACTCCTGTAATTTCGTTTTGTTGTCACTAAGATATTTACGAGCTGCAGATATTTTTTTAGCATCAATCGCCGGAGCTTCCTCACCTTCGGGAAGAATATCTGGAGCTTTATCGGCTTCAGGATTTTCATCAACGGGTGGAATAACATCCGGAGCTTTAGTCTCTTGTTTTGGATGTGCATCATAAGCGTTCCAATTATCCCGGAGCTTCGTGTCTAAATCAACTAATTCTTTCAAATAAGGATAACGATCGCACGGTTTAGCATCTCCCATGAGTTTTAATTGTTCATGTAATTTTCTCATGCGAGGAAATATATTTAGATTTTCTAAATACATGGCTTTGATTTCGTCCGGAAGCAAGTCGTGGTCCTCTCGTTTTCCTTTGGTTTCGGACTTTTCTATCACTTCATTTTTAGGAAGTGTATCGGAAAGAATAGGAAGCACTTTCTTATCTAAATTTTTCACGTCTTCTGCTGTTTCCGATTTTACTCTATAATTATAGATTTTTTGAAGCTCGTGTTTCAGTCTCTCAATATTCCTCTTTTTAATTATATTATTAAAGAGGATTTTTTTACGGCTTACTTTCAATAAAACGAGTGCACCGGCTTCAACATCAACTTGATCATTCGGAGTATCAAGGATTTCTTTGATTTTTTCAGTTAATTCATGCATAAATAATTCATTTAAAAATATTAATAAGAATGTGATACGAAAGTAATTACCTAGTTTAATTTAGCAAAAGACAAAAGAGGAGTACCGCAAAAGCAGCACTCCCCTTTTTACACACAATAATCTAATTTTATGGATGCTCGTTAATAATACCTTCGGCAGTTTTAATCTCCCCTATGTAGAATGGAGCTGGCATTCTGTCGGTAACGGAAACTTCTAACGTAGTTCCCATTTCGTCAGTAGGAGCTCCTCCTAAGTTCTGAGATGGATTTGTTTCCGTTTGGTACATCTCATTTCCGATTACGCGATATTTACCCGTTTTTATTTGAACGATATAAACGTAATCATCGTTATTAGCTAAACCGCAGAAAGCGGTTGCTTCTTCCTCGGTACCCGGGTGAACGAACGTAGCCTTAACAAGAGTAGTCTTGGAAGGCTTCGCTCCTTGTGATTCTGAAGTTACAGGAGATTTATCGACTAGTACAGGTACTTTAATAAAAACTTTATCTTCCGCTAAAACAAAACTTCCCACATAAGTAGCCATTTCTCCCATTTTTGTTACATATGTTTCCGGGAGAGTTGGCCACGCAACTATGTCTCTTTTTGGAATACAATAAACATTTGTGCGAATACCGGGAAGATTAACTTGCCCGTCGCACCACCCCAATGATTGAGGACTTAATCCTTCGCAATTTTCCATAATAAATTTAAGCTGAAAGTTTACCAATTAAAAGTTTTTCCGGAGATACGGTTTCATATTGCACACCAAATACGATAGCCGCCGAGAGAGTAACCAAGAATGCACTAAAGCGATCGACTTCAAGTTTCTCCAAGTTGTTTCCTGCACCTGTACCAATAAGCATATTATCCTTAGTAGTCAATTGAATAAATGGAGCATTCTTCTTATTAGGAAGAGCAACAAGTTCACATAAATCATCTGATCCTTCCAAAAATGTTTTCTTAAATTCGCGGTTGTAAGGAGTAGCTCCTACAGTTTCTTGATAATCATCTACATAAGCGTTATAGATAGATTTTGGAATAAATAACTTTGTGTGAATCCCTTGCAGCTCATCACTAGCTGCACGGTAAAATTCTTTCAACTGCTCAACCGCACCTATTGTTTCAATCGGTGCTGCAAATTCAAATAAATTATTCTTAGCAGTTGAAATCTTTCCGGCAATAATATCTGCATCGGCAATAGTATCAAAACCATTAAAAAGTTTTGCGCTGGTCGTTCCGGCATCGTCTCTCTCAGCCGAAAATAGAGCTGCATTTAATTTTGCAGATAAGCTTTTCATTTCAGCAGCTAAGATAGCTTTTGAAATAGGTACTCCTTTTAAAGCATCTCCTTGCAATATAAGACTTCCGTAAATAGACTGCAGAACTTCATTCGGATCGAACTCTTTAATTACTGAGCCTAAGAAAACCTCAAGCGTACGACCTTCAATATCGACAGTTGTATTCTTTCTTTGCGGATCGTAGGGACCAAACTCCGCATTACCCCGAATTTCGCCGACAGTTTCTTTGTATTGAACTCCCATGCGTAAATTCATGTGTTGTAATGATGATTGCAAACCAATTGAAAGCATCATTAATAACTCTTTCCTGTATTTATGAGCTGATTTTTTCAGCTCTTCAGGCGTGATTGTTATAGCCATATGAATAAAATTTAAATATTAATCAATTAAGGTAAAGCATCATAAAGACTTTGCATTCCTTTAAAGTCCACATCAGCTCCGTTTATTTCTTTTTCTTCATCCGTCTCCTTGGTAATATCTTCGTCCTTAGCTCCGGCTGATGCTTGTAAGGTTGTGATTTGCTCATTTAATGAGTTAATCTCGGTTCTTTTCTCCTCTAAAGCGGTTTCCGCTGTTATTTTATCGGCATCAGCCTTGTTAATCGCTTCATTCAGATTTTTAATCTGCTCTTCGGTAAGTTCTATCTTACCGTTCTTAAACTCGACTCCTTCAACATTAAGGATCGAATTAACATAAGTAAATTCTTTGTTCACGGTTTTTGTAATTTTATTTTGTGGATTAAAATGTTCTTTTATTCCGGAGATAATCTTATCTACGAGTGAAGAAGAGTTTTTTTCTTCGTCGATTTCAGCTGCCGGTTTTTCATTTTTAAATTTAGGAAGAGGTATTCCGGCTGCATTAATCATTCGAGTGAGTTCCGGATCTTCTATATTAGCCGGCTTAACTGTAGAGTCTTCAAATACTTCATCGACAAAACCCCACTCTTTGGCTTCATCGGCGGTAAGCCATCGTTCCTCCTTCATTAAGTTTAAAATGTCGGCGAGCGGTTTTCCGGATTTGCGCGCGTACATCTTACCAACAGTAAGAGTTAGAGTAGCAGTGTTATTTTTTTGCTTTTTCAATTCCTCAATAACAGTATCGATATCATCTTCATTCATGTATCCCCATTCATCTACCCAAGCAAGTACTTTATGAATAAGGTAAAAGGAATTTTTGTGAGCTCTAACAGTTTTAGCACCGGTGGTTAGAATGGTAGCTGCAGAAGCATTTAAAGAAAAGAGTTCGCATGTAACATTTCCGTGCGTTTCAAATTGTGCAGCGATATCGATTCCGTCATCGAGATTTCCTCCGAGAGAATTAATCCGGCAAAGAACCGCTTTATCGGATTCACTTTTTAATTTATCTTTGATAAAACGTTTAGAAGAGAACCAGTCACCAATGTAACTATCAATATCTATAAGGTATGTTTTTGCCATAAAAAAAGTTGCATTAAGAATTTAAATGCAACTTTACGACAATAAAATAGTGTACAAAAAGACTATAATTTATTGAATAAGCAATGGTTTAAAGCGATTTGTATAAGTAATTTCTACGCTATGGCTGATATCCCCCCCTTGCTTTCCCTCATTGTTTGAAATTATCTTTACAATTGGATAAGGTTTTTTTTCTGTTCCTAAAATAAATCGTTCCTTATTTGTATTTTCTAAAATAAAAGCAGAGTTACTATTAGAAATAATATTTTTAATCAACCGGCACTCTGAAGAATTCGGCATGATAAACTTTACTTTTGATGTAAACAGGGTTTCTCTATTTACTATTTCAGAAGTAACAACTATTTCTCCCACTCCGGAAATAGGTATATCTTTAAAATCTCCGTACACTTCAACCGGTAGCGGTTCATTTCTGTAGAGTCCTTGATGTTCAACAAAAAGTTCTCTTGATAAACAGAAAGATATTCCAGCTAAGCCCGAAAAACGATTTATTTTCATTGTTTTATTATTTTTAGTTCTGTTAAAAATTTCATCTCTTTTTTTTTATGGGTGAAAGTCGAAAGAAAAACTACACTTTTATTCCATTTTTGAGATATTTTTTTCTTAAGCGGTAATATTTCTGTGAAATAGTGTACCAAGTTGGTCCGTCATCAGGAATTTTATGTTTTTCCATAAAAGCATAAATAAGGGAAGATATTTTCCCTCTCCGACAATTTTCGAGCGAACCGATTTCTTTCATCATACACTTTTCAAAAATCTGATCAAAACTTTCAATGAGTAAATCTTTTGCTGCTTTTCCCATGTAATTAAAAATACGTGGATCCGCTTCTTTAAAAAAAGGAATAATAACTCGTAGATTTGAATCAGTTCCTAAGTCCGGTACTGCTCCTTGAGGAGTCTTAGAAATAAACTCCCGAATTATCCTTGATTCCGGACTATCACGCACCAGTTTAACCGGATCGCCAAACGAACTCTTTAAAAAATATGCCAAATATGGCTCAACTTTCAAATAAATATAATATTCCATGATACAAAAATTATTTGCTAAGATACTAATAATTAATAAAATAAACAAATATTTAATACAATAAATACTATTTTTATTCTCCTTGCTGACACACCCTCCTCAAAATAATATGGAAAATTTTAGTGCATTCGTAGAAAAAACAAAAAAACATTTTTTCATATAATTAATTATCAAATGATTATAACCGTACTATTTTAGTACAAACGCCGTACTAAATTCAAAAAAACCGTACTAAAATGCTTTTTCCTATTTTTGTACGGGTTTGTACGGATTTGTGCAAATTTTGTACAAATACTATATTTTTGAATTTTAGTCAATTAAGCATTAAAAATTGTACATCCGTACAAAAGCACACAAATTTTACTATTTTTTAAGGTAGTCCATTGAAAAATAATAAAAAATAAATAAAAGAATAATATATAGCCGTTTACGTCTTTTTTGCACGATTGTTCAAAAAATTATTTTATTAAAGAATTAGGGGGAAAGGGGGAAAACCCGAGAGGAGAAATATTAAAAGGAAAGAACTTTTGTGCTTAACGCAACAAAAGTTCTTGGTTGTTAGATCGCTAAACGCGATCGCTAACGCATGGTAAATAGGTTAGTCGAAATCAGCGGAAGTATAGATATCACACATGAACTCCATCTCCGGAGGAATACGCTTAGCTCCCACAACCACAAGGAAGCCTCGTGCAGCCATTTCGTACAGTCGTTGAGTAGTATTAGCACTCTTACGAAAATTAAAGCTCTCAGCAGCCACAAAATAAGCCGTTGGTAAATCTACGTCAAACGGAGAGAGAGCTACAATTTTTTTAGCATCTCCCGGAGTGCGTGCAAAACCCAATTTCACAAGGGATTTAGCGACTAATAAAGCACGCTCTTTATCTGAATGAGAAAGGCAAACGATTATCTTATTTTGTTTTTTCATGTTGCTTAGAATTCATATTTATCTTTTTTGCTTAGATAACCAATGGTATAATACTCCAACCCTCCCGATTTGTCTAAAACGTCCGGGTTTCCTTCCTTGTCAAGATGGAGTGGCTCTCCGGTTTCAGAGTTATATTTATGCGGATTAAGCGTATATCCTTTCCACCGGCAGAAAGCAAGTATTTTCTCCCTGAAGATTTGAGGAGTGAAGAACTGAATTTCCTTGCTCGATAGCTCAAGCTTATAACTGGTATGCATTTCTTTTCTCGAAATACGTTTATCTAAACGTCCCTCCTCTTCATTTTCAAAATAGCTTTCGGCCCACTCAATGAACTTTTCTCCCATAATATTCATATCGATACGCTGCAGCAATCTGTCTGCCGGAGCTTCCACTACACCGAAATTCATATATAGATGAATACATTGAGCAATGAGATTCCAAAACAGCTCCCACTGGTCGCTTTCCCACTCATTGAAAAACAATATTTTGAAATCATCTTTTGGCTGATGACTAGCATTGTAGTAATCAGAGAAACCGAGAAGCCATTGTCGAGCTCGGAAGCTATCTCCATTTCCACGAAGAGTAAAGTTGGTTGAGATATACATCTTAGGCGAAGAAGAGAAAGGGAATGTACGTCTTCCGCCCCCTTTATAGTTTACCTGCCATGACCCGGATAGGTTGGCAAATTGACTTTCGAAATTAAACCCTTTTAAAACATCATCCATGAAGACTAGTTGAGTTTCATCAACTATATCATTCCAAAGGAACTGATCATTCTCTAAATCCTTTTTCTTACCATTAATATAAGCGGTTGGAATTACATGTTGCATAGCCATGCCGACAAGCGATTTACCACACCTGCCGTTACTGTCCATCCCGGTTCCTTGCTTTCCGTCCATACCTACTACAGCTTTAATCACATTCGGATCCTTAAAATCAAGAGCCATATAACCCATAGCGCATAATTTCGAAATCAAATGCTTGTTATTCTCTTGTAACTCTTCATCAGAGATAAAAACATCCTTATTGCCGGCTGCGATTAATTTCTCCTTTTTATGAGAGAAATTAGATGCATTGATAAGAAATTGCAAGAAATGACACTTCTTTCCATCTTCACTCAGTTCATACAAGTAGTTTCCGTTTTTGTCCTTATTAACAGTAATAAGCGGAGGAAGTAAGTTTACATTTCGTCTGATAATCTTATTATTCCATACGTGATGGCGTATATTACTATTTTCAAATGTCTTTATTCCACCGGCGGTTATCTCCCAAGCGTTATTTTCAAAATATAAATATTGAACCGTTCCTTCCGGACGAAGAAAGTTAGGCTGTACGATCGGTAAGAAAGCCATCTTGTCCGGGCCCAAATATTGAGTGCCCCCTTTAACCAACATATTAGACACCTCTCGAGGACAATTATCCATGGAGAAATCAAAAATATATTGGCGAGCTTCCCAATGTTGTATCATGCGAGCGGTATATCCTTCCAAACGAATATATTCCGGGTTGGCTTGATTTTCTCGTGTGATATAACGTCCAAATCCTCTATTTTGTAGAAATTGAAGAGCGTTCAGATATTCATATTCATAAACGTCATATTCATCTCCAGAACGAGTAGTTCGAGTCTGAGTACTCCAAAATTTCTCATATTCTTCAATGGGTTGAGCACTTACTAAATTACCATCATCATCGAATTTCCAAAGTGATTTACCGAACATAAACTCCGGCATATCTTTCAGCTCATTTTTATGAGCTTTGGCAAATTCGTGTACACTTTCCAAATGCCAAATATTTTTAATTTGGTAATCGTTCAGCGTGGTTATCTTATATAGTTGAAGGAACTCTCCCGCTAAGTCTTTATCATTAATCAAACGGTCGAAGTCTGCACGAAGTTTATCTTCTTCTCCTTGTAATGTATTGGTAAGTAAATCATCAACGCCTTTATCGCCGGCGGTATTTTTTTTAACGTTACCAAAATAAATTTCAACATGAATACTTCGATTAACCAAGGTACGCATGTAGTCTTTGTAATTCTTAACTGCAGAGAAGAAAAGATTAGGACGGCGAGCGACATTCTCGTTTATTTTGATATTGCTATGCAAGTCATCAAAATCAGAATCAAGAAGAAACACAACAGACTTGACCTCACATTCTGAAATTATTCGAATGACATCCTCCGGAAGCTTTCCATTCATTCCTAAATTTTGAATTCCGGAAACAGCTACAGAGGGAAAACCGTGTTTACAAGCTTTCTCCGCTTTCTTTTCTCCCTCTTGGATAAATAGTGTGTCTATTTTTGTTTGAGACTTATATAAATCTCTGATGCGCTGTGGAATATAAAGAAATGTATAACTACCGTAGGGAGAACGGTATTTCATCGGTTTGCCTAATTTGTCCGTATGATCATCAGGGAACTGCCAGCGAACACGGAAATATTCGCATATTTTTGTTTGATTATTACCACGACCATATTTTTTTTCATATTTGATAGGATTTCCATCCAAGTCATAATATTCAATAATTACATCATCGCCGTCAATTATTTCTCCTTTATCGTTCAGTGTTCCCGGACAAAATGTTTTGCTAGTGAAAATAGTGCGTGCTTCATCTGTCTTTACGATAGTGGCTGCCACATCTTCAAAAGTCAAACCGCTTTCTTCCAACATTCGAGCGCAAAAACTACTCTTATCAGTTCCTAGCTTCCCTTTCTTTTTTGATTTTTTAGTTAAAGGTGGGGTTATCTTTTTTTCTTCCGGTTCAATGTATATTCCAAAATGATCAGCAAGGTATTTTAATGCATCGGGGAAGTGCATATCTTCCCCTTTCATTAAGTAGTCAATTGGTCGAGTGCCTGAAAGGCTATTACATTTAAAGCACTTAAAAATTCCTTTTCCCGGTGTAATATGTAAACCGGTTTCGTCTTCGCATTTAGGGCATTTACCTATATAGCTTACACCGCTTCTCTTAAGAGATGTAAACTTTTCAATTATGGCAATCAAATGACCTGTCGCTGAAATAGAGAGTATCTTATTCTTATCTTCTGGTGAAATATACATATTTATTTTGTTTTTTTCTTAGAGAGCCACTCCTCGCATTTTATTTGAGTGCATGAGGCGTTAAATGTATGAGTTATTATTTTTTTAGCCTTAGACGCATTTTGTTCATACAAAAACATGCAGCAAATTTTTATAAATAAATCTACGTTGTCCGGTTTGACTTTTTTATCTATATGAAAGACGGCTCCGGGTTTCATATTTAGTAACATTTTATATACTTCACTTACATACTTTTTGAAAGCTTCTGCTCCCATAAGCTCAGAATATTTATTACACCAATCCCACTGCTTTGTTAAATGCTTTGAATAGTCTGCCATATAAAATTTATTCTAATACATCTATTAAACCAAATCGAAGCTTTGCTGAAAACATAATCAAACGAGCTTGGTCGCTTTCCGATAAAAAGCTATGATTAACCATTTTCTCAAATTCAAACAAAATAGCCCTGATGTCTTTCGCTTCATCTTCAGTTACTTCCATTATGGAAATTTTACCGGATTTATCTTTATCTATATACATAATTATTTTGTTGAATTAAGCAGCTTCTACACTCGTTAGTCTCTCTTCTAATTGTTCTCTTAATGTTTTCATGTGTTTGTTGTTTATAAGGAGGATTAGCTATTATTGTTTTCATCTTTTAGTTTCTTATTTAATCTATAAATTCTACTTTTCTCGCGTAATTTTTCTTTATTTCTTTCTCTATATTTTTTT